ACTTTGTCATTTGTTGTTGACGAAAACATTAATTGTTTAAAGTTTTCAAATCTAGGATTTATTTTATTAAAATCTTTAATTATTAATCTAGGGTCTGTTATGTCGGGTTCAAAATTTTCTGCCCATAATTCGATTGAAACCTCTTTAGGCCAATATTTCAAAAAGGATTGAATACATTCCTTACCGATAAGGTCATAGTAAGGTTTATGTTGTGTAGTCACTACTCTAAAAGATCGCATTGTAGTCCAATTCTATTAACTGCTCATATTTAGTCGATAAATATTTCTATGAAAATATTACTTACAGGCCATAGAGGATTTATTGGTAGCCATTATTATAATTTAATTAAAGATAAACACGAAACCGTAGTATTTGATAAAAGAGAAGGCCAAGACCTTTGTTTACCAGACATAACAAATTCTTCTCCAAATTGTGATGTCGTTGTTCATATGGCCGCGACCAATGGAACCAAACTGTTCTACGAAAAACCAACTGAAGTTGCATTTAATAATACTTTACCAACATTTAATTTAATTAATAGATATAAAGGTACAGATACTAAATTTGTTTTTACAAGCACTTGTGAAATTTTTAATGGTGCTATTGATAAAGGACTATATCCAGTTCCCACTGATGAATCAGTTCCTGTGATGTTTGAAGATGTGATCAATCCTCGCTGGAGCTATAGTTTACCAAAAGCACTAGGAGAAAACTTAGTTGCTAATTCTGGATTAGATTGGTTAATTATTAGATACTTTAATATCTACGGTCCTGGTCAGGTAGATCATTTCATCAGCGAATTTGTTGAACGTGTTGCCAAAGGTGAGTATTATATCAAAGGCAATGATACAAGAAGTTTTTGTTATATCGACGATGCTGTTGAAATAACTCATAGACTAGTGACAAATAATAAAAATTATATAGTTAACGTAGGCAGACAAGAAGAAAATGAAATTGCTGAAGTAGCAAGAATTATTTTAGACATAATGGGAGTAGATCCGGAGAAATTAGAAATACTTCCAGGTCCAAAAGGTAGTGCAAAAAGACGTTGCCCCGATACTACCCTGATGAAAAAATTAACCGGATTTACAGAATATACATCATTGAAAGACGGATTAAAGAAAACTGTTGAGAGCTTAATATGAAAATAGGAATTATTGGTTGGGGAGCAGTAGGTAGTGCTGTTGGTGAAGGATTTAAGATGTTAGGACACGATGTAACTAAACACGATCCTAAATTTAATACAACTATCGATAGTGTATTGGATACTGAAATTGTATTTGTTTGTGTGCCAACACCGTCGGGTGAAAATGGCGAATGCGATTTGTCAATTGTGCATCAAACAATATCTAATTTAAAAAATTTAAAATATCAGGGTGTGATCGCTCTTAAATCAACATCGGTGCCAGGAACCACACAATCTATAATTGAAAAATATAATGATAAAGATATTTGCTTTGTTCCTGAATTTTTAAGAGAACGATCTGCCCTAGAAGATTTTGTAAGAAATCACGATGTACTAGCAGTAGGATGTTATACAGACAGGTCCTGGCACAAGGTCTGTGAAGCACATTCTTGGCTTCCTAAGAATACAGTTAGAATGACGCCCACTGAAGCAGAGATATTAAAGTATTATTCAAACACTTTTAATGCTTTGCGAGTAGTATTTGCAAACGTTATGTACGAAGTCTGTGATAAACTAAATTCAGACTACGACAAAGTATTAGAAACTTTTTTATTAAGAAAAACATCAAGTCCTGATTATCTTAGCTGCGGACCAGAAATGCGAGGGTATGGAGGAATGTGTTTGCCTAAAGACACAAAAGCAATGGCAGACCTATGCAAACAATTAGATCTACCATTTGATTTATTTAAAACTATGGATCACGATAATAACCAGGTTAAGAAAACTGTATTTCCTGGTATGAGGTTTTAAAGAGTAGCGTCTTCTAAACCAGCTACACGTAGTTTAACAATGTTGCTTAGATGCCATTGTTTTTGATCTAATGCTTTGATAATACCCAACCACTTATTTCTAAGTAGGGCAAAGTCATTGATAATTTTTTCAAAGTCTACAACGTCGGCCTCGCCCTCTACAAATTTTTCACAATCTCTAGAGGAGAGGCTACGTTGATAGTTTTCAAGATACTTACGAAAATGTTGACTACGAAGCCGACGAAGTTCAATGTTTAGGTATTCTAAAATTGCTTCAATTTCTTGAAGTTGATTAAATCGATTTTCAACAATGCCGGGCATCTGCGCAGACGCTTTCTCGATGTTCCCCGCTATACGGGCATCTTGTTTTGCCTCAGTTAATTGGGCTTCATAATAAGCCACAGCATCTGGAATATTTGAAATATCCTTTGAAACTCGATCATACCAATTCATTTATTCCTCGTCGTCATCGTAACCGTAATTTTCTTCCTCATCACTTTCAATCTCCTCACCATCGATAACATATTCTATAGCATTATCTAGGTAAGGGTCAACCCCTAATAGACTATCTAAAGTTGATTCTTTAATACCATAGTCCATTAAAGTGTTGACAAAGTCTGCTGCCACATTGGCACGTTGTTTTTCTGGAATTACCTCAACAACAACAGACCAAAGATCTGCAATTAAGTCTTCTTTCATTATACGCTCTCCGTTTCAGGTTCGACATTAGTAGTTATCTCAGAAACGGAATTTTCACCATGTTTTGAAATGTCAGACATAATAGCATCTAAGCCACCATTTTCATTTCTTTCCCAGGCTTTGCGGAACTGTTTGATGATTTCACCATCTTTAGTTGTGTAAACAAGACTGTTACCTTCTTTCTTTAGAAGACCTTTTTCTTCTGCCAGATCTACCAGTCCACTATATGGATTCATACCTGTTTCATAAGGAATCTTCACTTGTACACTTTCAAATGGTTTAGCATAACGAGTTTTCATAATCTTACAAGCGGCACGAATACCCTTAACTTCTGAAATCTTGTTACCATCTTCATCTTCTTTTAACTTTAACTTACGCATAGCAACTACAATAGAGCTAGCGTAGATAAAGCCCTGACCACCTGAAATCTTGTCATCTGGATCAAACATATCTTGTGAAGCGTATGTGTGATTAGTTGCAACCAGGCCAATGTTAAGTGATCCAAACATATTAACACAGTTACGAACAAGTGCTGTCAATGCCTTAGGCTTACGACCCATATCGCCTTTCAAATCACCTGCTTCAAACTGATTAACATCTGTTGGAGTAAGCAACATACCTAAAGAGTCAAGGATAAACAATACTTTAGGACGAGTATCCTCTGGCATTGTTTTATATTCAGCAACAAATTCTGTAATGGTCTTTGCTACATCATCGATCATTGCCATATTAAGTTTTAGCAACTTATCTTCTGAAGTATCGACGCCTAATGCCTTGAGCCAATCTTCGTCAAGAGCATTTTCTGTATCGATCAAGATAGGATAAATTCCCTGTGCCTGTGCTGCCTTGATAAGGTTACCGGAACAGATATATGATTTACCTGCACCTGATTCACCGGCAAATACAGTCACTTTTCCCAACGGAACCCCTTTATGGAAATCGCCGCTGATCAAATAGTTTAAGGCAAAATTGCCTGTGCTGACCCAATCAGTAGGGTCGTTAAAGCCAATACTAAGACCGTCAATAGACTTAGTAATTGACTTTCTAAATTTAGAAATATCAAATGCTTTTGCCATAATTATTGATCCAATGGTAGTTTATTCCACTCTTTAATTAGAGTGATTACTTCTTCTTCTGTGTTGCAAAGGGTCTTGGTATTTGCCCAATCTTCTTTTTTATTTCTGCCGCCAATTTCAACCATCCAACCGTTGTCGTAACGATTGATAGTAATTGACTCATTTACTTTTGTTAGTTTGTCTAGTTTCATTATTATCTCCTAAATAGTGAAGAGAGCCCGGGCGTATGACTAAGTCACAGTGGCCCGAGCCGTGTTGATTATTGCTTTTGACGATTACGAATCATTGCCAAGATGTCTTGAGCACGTGATGCGTTTTCACCGCCGGCTGCTGGAGCAGGTGCTGCCTTTGGAGCAGGTGCTTCTGCAGGAGCAGAATCTTCCCAAGGAAGATCTTCTTCACTAGATGTTTGAGGAGCAGGTGCGCTAACGCGAGCTGCCGGAGCGGCTGCTTTGTTAGGATCACCAGTTGCTTGACCCATACCTGCTGGTTTGAAGTATTGTCCCCAACGGTCCATATCATATGCTTCACCGTCAACTGACGCTTCAAACATTTCTTTCATAACCTTGAGTTCAACGTCTGTCGGCTTCTTAGGTAGGAAGTCTGATAGATTAAACAAACCAAATTGTTCAATCGCTGCCTTATCTGCATCAGAAATTGAACGTTCACGACGGCTCCACTTTGAAGTAGAGTAGTCAGCAAATCCGCCTTTGCTGGTTTTAGCAATACGGAAATCTACACCACGGAGGTAGTCAGTTGGCAATTCTTCCAACTCAGGGTCCATAAGAGCAGATTTAATAGTTTGGAAAATCTGAGGACCGATAATGAATCTACGAATCGGATTGTCTGGTGTATTATCTTCTTTGAGTGCATCTTCAACTACAAAGCCTTGGAAAATGTATGAACGCTTCTTCCAATATTTACGACCCATTTCTTCTAGTGATTTGTCTTTAAACCAACCACGCACTTCAGATAGAATAGGACAAACTGAACCATCGTTGTACATTTCAACACAGGGAACCTGTACTTGAACTGGACGTGAATCTGTTTCACCTTTAATACCTGCAAATGGGAGTTTGATCATTGCACGCTCTACCCAAAAGAAAGTGTTGTTTGGGTTACCGTCTGGTAGAAAACGTACTACGGCTTCTTTACCTTCCTGCATATTCCAGTGTGGGTAAATTGCGTTATCGCCGCCGCCTGTTGATTGTCCTGTGGACTTGCCTTGTGCTTCTTGAAGTTTTGCACGAATTTCTGCTAATGTTGCCATTTTATAGCCTCCTTATGCCTTTAATGTAAATGACTTTATGCCTATCGCATAACAACTATTATGCGCTTTTTATTTAGCAAAGTCAAAGGGTTTTTAAGATTTTATTTCACCAAAAAAAATCCACTCTATGAGTGGATTTGGTGATAACGAATCATAGCCGCTGTTCTTGCTAAAAATAGTTTCCACCGTATTTCTTCAGTAATTAACCCGTCCGGATCATCTGGTGTTGGGTCTGTTTGAATTCTTTGAAGATCGCGTCGACGATAAGATGTAATAATATCGTCAACTTCTATAATATCATATTCTTTATCGTCTGCAAATAAAGTAATTTTATGAGGATTACCTGTAAAAATTTTATTCTTGGGTAATCTTAGGGATTTTACAAGGACTGGTCCTTTTTTGGTCGCAGTCTTCGCTGACGATTCTGTAATGGTATGATTCCCAAAGAGGTTTTTCTGAGCCATACTTACTTGGCTTATCCCAATTGTAATCATCGCAGTAAGAATCACTGCTAACCTTTTCATTTCTAGTCCTCATTAACATTATTGACAAGTCCTTGTAATTGTCACGCTACCGTCTGGATTGCGTATTTCAGTCCAAGGACCACATACTTGTTGTTGCGTATAAACGGGCGGTTGTTGAATAACCGTTGGCGGTTGTTGAACAACTACAGGGCGAGTTGCGGCATATACTACAGCACCTCCAACAACAGCTGGAACTACCCAATTCCAACTACCCCTATGATGCATATGGTGTCCACCATGATGTCCGTGGTATGGACCTGCTTGCGCACCAAAAGCAGATAAACCAATTAAACCTGCAATTAAGAGTTTTTTCATAAAACCCTCCTTGATATTATAATAACGCCCCAGTGCCAACTTTCGTTGACAAGGGGCAATTAAAATTACTTCTTAGCTTCTTCTTTCTTAGCAGGAGCTTTTGGAGCTTCCTTAGCAGCAGGTGCTGGCGCAGATGCAGCTGGTTTGGCTTCTGCTTTCTTTTCTTCTTTCTTAGGTGCATCAGCAGCGAAAGCGGATACTGCAAATAATGATGCTACTAAAGTTGCTACTAGTTTCATAGTAATTTCCTTTTTTTAGGTTAAACACAGAAAAACCTTCCCTGTGTATTATATTAACGTTCTAGCATACAAAAAAGTTGACAAATATTTTATCCAAAAAAAAAGGCTCCTAAGAGCCTTTTTTGAATTATTATTTTATCCAGGCATATAAGTGATATTGTCGGTTAGTACCGCCCCATGTACCTTCGTCAAGACCTGTAGAACCCCAACCTGTGTTTACGCTAGTTGGGCTTGAAGCATCGATTGGTCCCCATCCAGCGTAGTTCCAAATATCGCTAGAAGATGTCCACTTAAATCCTCCGGTATTATAACTATTTCTAAATGTGTATCCGTCTACTTCGTCTGAGCCACCGTTATTGTGTCCGTACTGCATTTCGCCAATTAGTGTACCGAATCTATAGTTTGGATAGTTTACATCATTTTGAGTACGTATATTGTTTACAAGGTTGAGATCAACTCCCCAATAATTACCTCGATCTTTGGTTGCTCTTAACCATGCTCGTAATTCAGAATTTAATCCAACTGCATATTTAAAATTAGCAAATGCTGGAGTTGTATAGCTAGCATCATTATCTGAATTTAAATATAGGTACGTTACGTTATTAACAATCGCAGCCGGTAATGCATACATAAACATAGCTGTTGTGCTGGTTAATGTATAGGTTGTACCAGAGTTGCCTGGATCTGAAATGGTTAAGCTACCACTCATAGGATCTCTGTAATGATACCAAAGCATATAGCCTGCACCGTTCATACTACAGTACATTCTTCTTGCCTGGCTAGTATCTGTGGTGTTGCCTTTAATCCAGTACCAATTAGATGCACCAGCACCTTGATAAGTAGCACTAAGATTATAAATTGTTTGTGCGTTGGTTGCTGCCAGCGCCTGTGATGAACCGTCTGCCCAACGTTTAACAATATTAAAAGTTTGAGGAGTTCCGTTGCTTCTAGAATCAGTTGCAGTTATCTGAACAGTACTATTTGTATCTGGTAATCCAAAAGAATATCCTGTGGCCGTTGGTGTGCCTGTGATTAATCCAGATGACGATAAACTAGTTCCTGTTGGCAAAGATCCAGAAGTCACTGCATAAGTAACTGCTTCTCCTTCGCTGTCAGTAGCACTTAATTGAATAGACGTAGAAGAATCCGCTGCATAAAATGTAGGCAATGTAGGGTTCGTTACCCACATAGGTGCAGTTCCGTAGTTTGTTGCTATCCCTGGGGGTGCAGTGGTTCTATTTGTAACTCCATAGATAACAGCATTTACATCACTAGATGACGATCTAACGACCACGCTTTTGCCAGGTGATACCATTATACTTTGTTTTTCTAAAGTAGTTTTTGGATCTATTGGTTGGTCATAAACAATAAATTCACCGGCGGCTGGTGAGGTTGCACTTGTGCTAATAGCAACTCTTACGTTGGCTATGGTGCTTCCTCTATTACACAAATTGATAATAACGACACTAGGAGTATCGTAGGCATTTGTGTAAATTGCCTGATTAATATTTGGAAGTAAGGTCCAAGTTCCTAAAATACCGTTCATTGATTATCCTTCTATTACAGGCCTGCTAGTTCTCTGACTCTTGCTAGTTCAGCCAATTCAGGATTTTGTTCTGTAGTCT